AATACTAATGGAGGAGTAGGGTATGGAGATCTAAGAGCAGATTTTACTTTTGATGGAGGCGAGTTGAATACGGAATCAACATTTGAATTAATGAAGTATCAGAAGCTAGATGATCCTAGCAATGGTGTTGTGAACTTCCTAGTAGGGAAGAGCATAGATAAGGAAGGTGATCCATATATTGGAGATCCTGTTATCTTCTACTCATCAGCGACATTAAATATCTCATCATATCCTATTGGATTCTTAGATGAGACAGGATTAACAACAACTGCTTCTAACCAAGTATATCTATGTGGAAATATAAACAACAGAGTTGCAGCAAGTGTAACGCAGATGCTAACCTATGGACTTGAAGTTGACCCTTTCCACGAGCAAAGTTTTGTACAAACCCTATATAATCAATTCTGGGAAGATTATATCACAGATTTATACGATGCAAGCCGTAGGGTATACAGCCTTAAAGCAAGACTGCCAGCAAATGTCTTAACAATGCTTAGGCTAAATGATAAGCTAGATATCGCAGGGCGTAGGTATATTATTAATCAAGCTAAAGTCAACCTTACTACAAACGAGGCAACACTTGAGCTTTTAAACGATGTGTGATGGACTTGGGTTTTATAATTAACACACTGCCTAAGGCAGAGGGAAATTCACCAGAGGTAAGAGTAGCACAGGGCGAGTATAAAATAATTACCAACTGGAAGGAAGCAAAGCGACAGATACTATGGCAGTTGAAAAGAAAATAAAGATTAATGTAAACACCAAAGATGCTGAAAAGAATGTAGACAATCTTGAAGGCTCTATTGATGGTGTTGCAGGCCGCATAGATAAGATGACTGGCGGCATGGTTTCTGGCTTTAGGAATGGTGTCAAAGGTATCAAGCAGGGTATAAAAGCAATGAAGTCTTTAAAGGTTGCTGTAGCAGCAACTGGTATAGGCCTGCTCCTTATAGCTATTACAGCGCTTACATCTTACTTTACAAAAACCCAAAGGGGTGCCGATAAACTTAGCCAAGCCTTTAAGGGCATTGGTGCAGTAGTAGATGTACTTGTAGATAGAATATCAACCTTTGGCGAAGGCTTGTTTAAGATACTTAGCGGTGATTTTAGTGAGGGCCTAGATATTCTTAAGGGTAGCTTTAGTGGTATTGTTGATGAGATGAAAAACGAGGCTCAGGCAGCAATTGATTTAGAGAAAGCACAGCAGGCTTTAGAGGATAGACAAATTGAACTCATTAAGGTAAATGCAAAGCGTAGAGCAAGCATTGAGGAATTGCGCTTAGTAGCGGAGGATGAGAACAAAACAAATGAACAGCGTGCTAATGCATTGCGTGAGGCAGCTAAGTTGCAGAATGAAATTGCCGATGATGAGATATCTATTGCTAAGGAGCGTGCAAGGATAATTAGGGAGCGTGTAGCACTTGGTGAATCCTCAAGGGATGACATTAGAGACCAAGCAGAGGCAGAAGCAGAGGTTATACGCCTTGAGGGTGAGCGTAACAGAAGGCTGCGTAGTTTACAGACTAGGTTAAATGCCTTTACAGAGGGCACTGGAGATAATACGGAGGCTACAGAGTTAAATGCAGAGGCACAAAAAAAGCTTAATGCAGAGATAGCCAAGCGTGATGAGATACTGCTTCAGGAAGCGGCTAAATACCAAGAAACAATATCTGCTCAGTATGATAAAATACTTGAGGAGCAGAATACTGCTCAGGTAAACGAGTTAAATGCTGTTGAGGATAAGTACAGCCAGCTTATAGCTAATGCCGAGCAATATGGTTTTGATGAGGTAGAGTTAACACGCCTTAAAAATGAGGAGATAGCTAAGGTCAACAATAAGTACAATGATGCAGAGGTCAAGGCCACTAAAGATAAGGAGGATGCAAAGCTAGCAGTCCAGTTAGCTACTGCCTCAGCAGTTGCAGGTACATTAGGCTCATTGGGTAAGCTAGCAGGTGAACAAACACAGGCAGGTAAAGCCCTTAGCGCAGCAGAGGCAATTATAAACACCTACACAGGGGCTACAAAAGCCCTAGCACAAGGTGGTATAGCAGGGCCAATTGCAGCAGCAGGTGTTATAGCAACAGGTCTAGCTAGTGTGCGTGCCATATACGCTACAGAGGTTCCCAATACTTCCAGTGGCGGTGTTAATATAGGCGGTAGGAGTGTGGGCCGTTCAAGCGGAGCGCCTTCTGTAAGCCTACCAACGCCTACAACCCCTCGTGCTACATTTGACAGCAATGGCCCTAACTTGGGTAACCAAATAGCAAGCAGCCTAGCTAAGACACCTGTAAGGGCTTATGTAGTAAGCCAAGATGTACAGAGTGCAGGGCAAATGGACAGAAAGATTAAAGAAACAGCTACAATAGGATAGATATGAAGTTTTTTGAGTTAGTATTAGATGAGGAAAAGATGCTGCATGGTGTAGATGCTATAAGCATTGTTGAGCACCCTGCAATAGAGGAGGACTTTATCACTTTAAGCAAGGATTATAAGTTTGAGTTTAAGGAGGTGGATAATGAGAAGCGGATTTTAATGGGCGCTGCTATGATTCCAGAAAAGCCTATATACCGCAGAGATGGTGAGGAGGAATACTATGTGTTCTTTACCAAAGAAACTATCCAGCGTGCAGCTGAGTTGTACCTAACCAATGGCAAACAAGGTAACGCAACACTAGAGCATCAGGCAAAGCTTACAGGGCTTACATTAGTTGAAAGCTGGATTGTTGAGGACAGCCAAAAGGATAAGTCTGCGGCCTATGGCCTAGAATATCCTGTAGGCACTTGGATGGTCAGTATGAAGGTTAACAACGATGATGTTTGGGAGGAGTATGTCAAAGAAGGTAGAGTCAAAGGGTTCAGCATTGAAGGCTGGTTTATGCAGCGAGAGTCAATTGATGCCTCAAGCATCAACACAGAACTATCAGCAATTGAAAGAGAAGAAGGCGAACACCTCATGGCGCTTTATTTATTGGGAATAACCAAAGCCAGTATTAAACAAGACAAAAGGTATGCTTCAGGAAAGAAACTTGAACTTGAGTCGTACAGAGATTACCCTGATTCAGTTTCTAACAACGCAAAGAAGGGAATTGCCCTCAACGAGAAGCAAGGCAACAAGTGTGCTACTCAAGTGGGTAAAGTTAGAGCACAGCAGTTAGCACAGAAAGAGCCACTATCGTTAGCTACCATAAAAAGGATGCATAGTTACCTGAGCAGAGCGCAGGAGTATTATGATGATGGGGATAAGGAAAGCTGTGGTTACATAAGCTATATGTTGTGGGGCGGCCTAAGCGGTAAACGCTGGGCAGCAAGTAAATTGAAAGAGTTAGGGGAATTGTGAAAATGACCCAAATTGTTTATAAATAGTTGTTTAATTAGAAAAGTTCAAAACAAATGAATTTACAAGAAGTGTTCAAGAAAATTGAAATGGCTTTGACTCCTAGTCAAGATGCCGCTCCTGAAGTTCAGGAAGTACAAGAGGATGTTAAAGTTGAGATGGCTTCAATGCGCCTAGCTGATGGTACTTTACTGGAGGCTGAGGAGTTTGTTGCTGGTGAAAATGTTTTCCTAGTAGGGGAAGATGAGGAGCGTGTTGCTGCGCCTGTAGGCGAGCATAACCTTGAGGATGGCCGTGTTATGGTTATTGAGGAGGAAGGCGTTATTGCTGAGGTGCGTGAAGCTGCTGCTGCAGAGGAAGAGGTAGAAGTTGAGCAAGCTGAGGAAGAAATGGCCTATGTAACTAAAGAGGAATTCGGTGCTGCTATTGATGAACTTAAAGGTATGATAGCAGGCATGATGCCACAGGAGGAAATGTCTACTGAGGAGCCAGTTGAAATGAACGCTGAGGAAGCTACTGAAGAAGTAGTTGAGGAGCAAGTAGAGATGAGTGCTGATGAGGCGCCTGCTGCTAAGAAAGTTGCTGCTGCTCCAGTTGAGAAAAAGCCAGAGATGCACAAGTTTGCCAATAAGGGTAGACAAGATGCTTTGGCTCGTGTAATGAGTAAATTATCCTAATTTAAATAAAGAAGAAAAAATGGCTACAACCACTTCAATTACTACCACATATGCTGGTGAATTTGCAGGGAAATATATTTCTGCTGCATTATTGAGTGCCGACACTATTGAGGGTGGCGGTATTACTATCAAACCAAATGTGAAGTTCAAAGAGGTCATGAAGACCTTGAGCACAGATGCTATCGTAAAGGATGCAACTTGTGATTTCTCTGATACTTCAACAATCACATTGGCTGAGAAAATTCTTCAGCCTGAGGAGTTCCAAGTGAATCTGGAATTGTGTAAAAAAGACTTCCACAGCGACTGGGAAGCAATCTCAATGGGTTACTCTGCATTTGATGAGTTACCAAGTAACTTCGCTGATTTCTTAATCGGTCATGTTGCTGCTAAAGTTGCTCAAAAAACTGAGCAGACTATCTGGACAGGTGCTACTGCAACTGCAGGTGAGTTCAACGGGTTTGGCGCTTTATTAGCTGCTGATGCTGATGTAGTAGATGTTACAGGTACTTCAGTAACTGCTGCAAATGTTATCACTGAGATGGGTAAAGTAGTTGATGCTATCCCAACTTCAGTATACGGAAAGGAAGACCTATACATCTATGTAGCATCTAATGTTGCTCGTGCTTATGTTCGTGCATTGGGTGGATTTGGTGCTTCAGGTTTAGGTGCTAATGGTGTTCGCAACGAGGGAACAACTTGGTTCAATAACCAAGACTTAGCCTTTGATGGTGTGAAAATCTTTGTTGCTTCAGGTATGGCTGATGACACTATGGTAGCTGCTCAAAAATCAAACTTGTTCTTTGGAACAGGCTTGTTAGCTGACCAGAACGAAGTGAAGCTTTTGGACATGGCTGACCTTGATGGTTCGCAAAATGTTCGTGTAGTTATGCGCTACACTGCAGGAGTGCAGATTGGTATCGGTGCTGACATCGTTTACTACGCATAAGAAGTAGATTAATTAATTAAAAGGGGCAGGTAGGCTAGTGCTTGTCTGCCCTTTTTTTATACTTTATAGAATATGGCTTGTGTATTAACAAAAGGAAGAACAGAACCCTGTAAAGATGTAGTAGGCGGTATTACCGCTGTCTACTTTGCAGACTTTGATTCGTTGGGTGCTATCACCTACGATACAACAGATACGGATGTAATTGATACGATTGGCGGTACGCCTGATTGGTTTAAGTTTGAAGTAAAAGGAAACTCTAGCTTTGAGCAGGCAATTAACTCTAGCCGTGAGAACGGAACAACATTTGTAGAGCAGACACTTAACTTGACTTTCAAGAAAATGTCTAAGCAAACACACCAAGAGGTGAAGTTGCTTGCTTATGCTCGCCCACATGTTGTAGTTGAGGACAACAATGGTAATAAGTTTATGATGGGCCTTGAGTATGGTGCTGAGGTATCAGGTGGTACTATCGTAACTGGTGCAGCAATGGGGGATATGAGTGGTTACACTCTAACCTTTACTGGACAGGAGAAAATACCAGCAAACTTTGTAGATGCTACAATTACTGCAGATGCTAGTAATATCAGCGATATCTAAACAAATAGTTTAGCCCTTAATTAAGAAAGCCCCTCCGTAATTGGAAGGGCTTTTCTTTTTTGCAGGTATTTCAACCTGCGAGAGCAATGAATAGCAAATATAACCATTGTTATTGAAATGGGTTTTATAATTATATGATAATTGTAGAAGAAAATACAACAGCAACTATAAAGATGTACTTAAGGGACTTTAACACTGAGTCCTTTGTACTACAAGTTGTATCTGAAGATGAGCGCAAGACCGCATATGATGCGGCTGTTACTGGAACTTATGATGATTTCAGGAAGGTATTGACTTTCTCATATGATGTGAGTAACTTGTCTGCCGAAAGCTTTTATGCAGTAAAAGTATGGGAAGCAGGAAAGGTGAAGCTACTATCGCAGGATAAGATGTACATCATACCAGTAGGTGCAAGTACAGCTACTTACCAACCTAAGCTGTCTACAACGGAAAAAACTATGGATAACGAGTTTAAGATTTATGGAGAGTAATGTAAAGTTCGTGCAGCTATCAAGCTACACATCGCCAGTAGTAAGCGAGAATGCTCGCAAAGGGTGGGTAGAGTACGGAGATGATAACGATTACTTCAACTACTTAATCAACCGCTACAATGGCAGCCCTACTAATAATGCTGTTATCTCTGGAGTCATTGATATGGTATTCGGTAAGGGTATTGATGCTACAGATAGTGCTAAGAACCCACAGGGTTACCTACAGCTTAAGAAGCTTATTAAAGATGAGGAACTTAAAAAAGTAATCAACGATTACTATATGCTGGGCAATGGTGCTTTCCAAGTTATTTATAACAAGGATAAAAGCAAGATTGTTGAGGTATACCACATGCCTGTAGAAACCTTGCGTGCAGAGAAGTGTAACGCAGAGGGTGAGGTAGAGGCTTATTATTATGCTTATGATTGGAGTGAGGTACGCAGTAAGAAAGGTGTTGAGCGCATCCCATCCTTTGGGTGCGGCTCTCAGGGAGATAAAGTTGAGATACTTTACTTTAGACCATATCGCAGTGGTAGCTATTATTACAGCCCTGTGGATTATCAAGGGGCTTTGCCCTACGCTGAGTTAGAGGGTGAGATAGCTAACTACCACATCAATAACATTAAGAACGGCCTAGCGCCTTCTATGATTGTGAACTTTAATAACGGGGTTCCACCAGAGGAGGAGCGTGATATTATTGAATCACAGATAAAACAAAAGTGGTCAGGCAGTAGTAATGCTGGTAAGTTTATCCTAGCTTTTAACGATAGCAGCGACAGCGCAGCTAGCATTGAGCCAGTCCAGTTAAGTGAGGCCTCTGCACAATATGAATTCCTGAGCCGTGAAAGCCAGCAGAAAGTATTAGTAGGCCACCGCATTACCAGCCCTATGTTATTTGGTGTTAAAGACCAAACAGGATTAGGTAACAATGCTGATGAGATAAAAACGGCATTCCAGCTGTTTGATAACAGCGTTATACGCCCTAAGCAGGAGCAGGTAATTGCTGCACTTGATAAGATACTAGGGTTTAATAATGTATCGCTTAACCTGTACTTTATAACACTAGCGCCTATTGAGTTTACAGATACTGAGGATGTAAATAGTGTTGAGGTAATAGAGGAGGAAACAGGCGTTAAGCTTTCCGCTGATATGCCTGAGGGATATGATGATATTGCGGATGACCTTATAGCACTTGGCGAGGATGTTGACCTTGAGCAGTGGGAGTTGGTTGATGAGCGTGATGTTGATTACGAGCAGGAGGAAGCACTGGACAAAATGATGGGCTTTGCCTCAACTGGCACAGCACGCCCTAATGCAAAGAGTGAGCAGGATGGGGAGAATGTAGAGGGCACTAAGTTTCTGGTACGCTACAAGTATGAGGGCAGTAGAAGCCCACAGCGTGAGTTCTGCCGCAAGATGATGTCAGCAGGTAAGCTTTACCGCAAGGAGGATATTATACGCATGGATAACCAAGCGGTAAATCAGGGCTTTGGCCCAGAGGGAGCCTCTACATATAGCGTATGGCTTTACAAGGGTGGTGCTAGATGTAAGCACAAATGGATTCGCAGAACTTACATGAGTAAGGGCGGTGTTAAGCCTGATGTAACATCACCAAATGCTCAAACCATTAGCACTACAAAGGCTAGGGGTAAAGGGTTTAGACCAGAGGCTAATGACCCTAAGGTTGCTGTAACACCTAGCAACATGAAGAACAAAGGATTTATTAACCCTCCTTCCAGTAAGGATATTCAAGGCGGTATATAATGGCACAAGTATTATTCGTTAGCCCTGCTGATGTAATTAAGCGCACTGGTATCAATGGCAATGTTGATAGAGACCAGATGATACAATTTATTAAAATTGCACAGGACATACACATACAGACTATTTTAGGCACAAAGCTTTTTAACAAGGTTGCTGCAGATATTGCAGCTGATAGTCTTTCTGGTAACTACCTGAGCCTTTTTACGAACTATATTCAAGATATGGTAATACACTATGCTGCGATAGAGATATTGCCTTACATACACTTTAAAGTAGCAAATGGGGGTATCTATACTAAGGGTGCTGAGAATGGCACTAGTGTTACTAAGGAGGATTTAGATTACCTTGTACAGAAAGAGCGTGATATAGCAGAGCATTATTCCAGAAGGTTTGTAGACCACATGGCTTACTACAATAGCTTGTACCCTGAGTACAACACCAGTAGTAATGATGATATGT